CTGCTTGAAAAGGCACAGGTAAATACAGAACGTCCTAGACTGCATGGAGTGCTTGCGTGAGCGTTATGACAGTAGAAGAAGTTCTGGCACAACTTGATCCTAAATTGCGTAAGCGTATTGATACTGCTGCACATGTGGAAGTTAAGAAGCAAAAAACTCCAAGCATCAGTCTTAATAATGCTCTACGCGGAGGATTAGGATATGGTCGTCAAATTCTAGTATGGGGAAATAAATCTGCTGGTAAGTCATCATTCTGTTTACAGATGATTAGTGAGGCGCAGAAGGAAGGGAAGGTGTGTGCGTGGATAGATGCAGAGCAATCATTCGATCCAATATGGGCAGCACGCTTAGGGGTCAACACAGACGATCTAATCTACAGTCCCGCTCGTACCATCAACGATATGGTAGATGTTGGCATTCAACTAATGAAGGCTGGTGTAGACGTTTTAGTAGTTGATTCTATCTCTGCTCTACTTCCTGCTATCTATTTTGAGAAAGATAGTGAGGAATTAAAGCAACTAGAGAATACTAAGCAGATTGGTGCAGAAGCAAGAGATATGACTAATGCTGTAAAGATGTTGAACTATGCAAACAATCAAGATCATCAGACATTGCTAGTTCTTATCTCTCAGCAGAGAAATAATATTGGTGCCATGTATGCATCACATCAGCCAACTGGTGGTCATGCAGTAAAATTCTTCTCATCAACAGTTGTAAAACTTTGGTCAAGTGAGTCTGAGAATCAGGCTATCAAGGGAAAGATCTATTCTGGAGATAAACTCATTGAGACTAAGGTGGGCAGGGTAGTTAACTGGCATATTGATTTCAATAAGACTGGCCCAGCCTTTCTTGGTGGATCATATGACTTCTACTTTGAAGGAGACAATATTGGAGTAGATAAGGTTGCTGATCTAGTTGATACTGCAGAACTTCTTGGCAAGATTGAGAAGGGTGGAGCCTGGTATACAGTCCTTGGAGAGCGCTTGCAGGGACGCGCAAAGGTAATTGATTGGCTAAAGGAAGATCAGGCTCGCGTAGATACCTTGGAAGCAATAGTCAATGGCTAGGTATTCTGTTTATTCTGGAATCTTTTTCTGTCAGAAGTGTAACTCAGAGGTTGATTCTGCAAGGTTTTATCGTGAATCATTTGACTTTACATGGATGTGTGATCAAAAGCATTTAAGCAAAGTTAATCTTTATGTCAGGGGATACTAATGTCTTGCGAGCATGAGTGGACAGAATGGCGCGGCATGGAGATATGTGATCTTTGTGGAGAAAAGCAATGAGTGAAAAGGGAGAGATAAAACGTATTGGTGCTAAAGCCCATAAGAATTCTGGAAGAGGAATGAAGAAGGCAGATGCATCATGGGAAGATTTTGTGGTAGACATTAAAGAATACTCAAAGTCATATTCTGTTTCTCAAGACTCTTGGGCAAAGATTGTTACTGATACATTGCGGGTAGACAGGAAGAAGTCGCCAGCACTTATGCTAGTTCTTGGAGAAGGAAACAAAAAAGTGAGGCTTGCTATAATAGAGTGGGCAGAATTAGAAAGGTTAGTAGATGGAACAGACGACGATTGAACTGCTCAATTCTGTAAGTGAATTTTCAGATATTGCAGACTACATGCAAGATGAGGAACTAGAGCAGGCTTTAGCACTTGTTGCAAAGATTATTGTTAATCCAGATATTCCACCGCAAAAGGCTACTCTACTTATTGTGCAATTGCAGGCATATGCAACTAAGTTCGCCATGCTCGCTTCCTGGCACGCTCATGTAAACAAAAGTGATAGAGCAAAGAAAAACATATACTACTCAGCAAGAGATGCTATAGACAGACTTGTTGATAGTCTTAAATATTCAACAAGGAGTTATTATGGCTAAGAATTTAATTAAACAGGTAATGGTTAGACAGAAGCAATCAGCAATAAATGTAGATGGTCTAATTGAAAAGATTCAGTCTGGATACTTGGTTGATCGTGGACCAAAGCATCAGAAGAAGAAGTCGTTTAGCCCATCATCAATTGCATACGGTCATGGAGAATGCCCACGGTATTGGTATCTAGCATTCGACGGTGCAGAGTTTGCAGATGATGCAGATGCATATGCTGTTGCGAATATGTCTAATGGTACACTCTCTCATGACAGAATCCAGACCGCCATGGAAAAGGCTGGCATTCTCAAGGAAAAGGAGGTCAAGGTTATTTATGACGACCCACCCATCTTTGGATTTGCTGATGGTGTAATTGATTGGAATTCATATGAATACCCAATTGAGATTAAGACAATGAGAGAAGAGTCTTTCCAATATAGAAAGACTGCTAATGAAGCACCAGATTACCACCTAATTCAATTACTTATTTATATGAAGATCATGAAGAAGGACAAGGGCTTGTTTATTTATGAGTCAAAGAATTCTCATGAACTACATATCATTCCTCTGGAATTAAACGATGACTATATCAAGTGGATGGACAACGCATTTGATTGGATGAGGACAGTTAGAAAGACATGGGAAGATCGTGAACTACCCATGAAGCCTTATAGATCTAACTCAAAGATTTGTAAGGGGTGTCCAGTAAAGTCTACCTGTGATGCTGCAGAAAAGGGTACAATTAAAATAAAGCCTTTGGAGAAACTTGCGTGATCAAAAAGTATTGCGTATGGTGTGACGATGAGTTTAACACCAAGATAGGAAATCAGATTTATTGCTCTCCTGAATGTCGTGATGCTGCAACAAAAGAAAAAATCATGCAAAGATATCAAGTTAATAAAGTTAAAAATAGAAAGAATAAAGAGCGTAGATGTTCTAATGGTTGTGGAACACTTCTTAGTATCTATAATGATTCTGGATTTTGTACAGCATGTATGACTAGTAAAAAGCAATTAGATAAAACACTAAAAGAAATTAAGAATTTAGCCAATGAAGATAAGTGATATAGGTAAGCCCAACAATATATTTGCTATTGATTCCTCTACAAACTCTATAGCATTTAGTCATTACATTGATGGTGAACTTACTAAGTATGGAAAGATAAGATTTCAGGGCCAAGATGTTTATCAAAAAGCAGGGGATGCTAGTAAAAAGGTTTATGCATATTCAAAAACGTTTCCAGTAGAATATGTAGTTATTGAATCTGCAATCTATGCAAATAGTCCAAAAACTGCTATGCATCTAGCACTAGTGCAGGGTGCCATACTTGGTGTATTATCTATGAATGGTGCTAGTAAAATAGTATCTACCTCGCCAGTACAATGGCAAAATTGGATTGGAAACAAAAGGCTTACAGAAAAAGAAAAGCAGGCGATCAAAGATAAGGCACCAGGAAAATCTAATTCTTGGTATAAGCAGCAGGAAAGATTGTTTAGGAAGCAAAGAACAATTAAGTATATTAACACTAGGTTTGACATACATGTTGATGATGACGATGTAGCAGATGCAATAGCAATAGGCTGGTTTTCTAGAGAAAACTGGTCTAAATTAATAACGGAGCCAAAGAACTCATGAAACTTTATAAGAATAAGGCTTGGATGCATAAGAGATACATTATGGATAAAAAGAAGCCAGAGGAAATTGCTAAAGAATGCGGCACATCAACTGAAACTATTTATCTATGGTTAGAAAAACACGGACTAAGGAAGAAGAGATAGCATGACAGACATGGTAAATTACCCACCACATTACACATCAGATCCTTCTGGTGTCGAATGTATTGACATTACTCGTCATAGGAACTATAATATAGGTAACGCCATTAAGTATTTGTGGCGTGCAGGCTTGAAGAGTGAAGATGCACATATTCAAGATTTGCAAAAGGCTATATTCTATATCAACGACGAGATAAAGAGGATTGAAAAATATGGCACGCAGAAAGAAGCACGTTAGTACCTGTAACTTTATTAAGGAAGATACAATGACTACCACCGCTGGTAGGGAAATTAACCAGGGTGATATAATTAAGATTCAGGGAGAATGGGGAACCAAGTTCAAGTTTCTTAATCTTGTAACTAATCCAGACAATAATGCACAATGGGTTGATTGCTTTGAGATTGAACGAGGACAGGTTTCTAGGTATCGTGCATTTAGGCCAGAGCGCGTAAAGCATATCCCCAAGAAGAGAGGAAAGCGTGTCAAGCGAACAGGATCTAGTCAAGCATCTTGATATAGTAAATCAGGTTGCATCAGAATATCTAAAGGGTTTAAATGAAACTCAGATTTCAAAAGAATTAGATATTCCTAGGGCAAAGGTTGTTAAGTATCTAGAAGAGTGGCGCACCATGGCTGCCAACAACCAGGCTATTCATATGAGAGCCAAGGAAGCATTGGCTGGTATGGATAGGCACTATTCTGAACTTATTCAGAAAGCATACGAGGTTGTTGATGAGGCCACTACTACTTCCAACCTTGGCGCTAAGACAAGCGCACTAAAACTTATTGCCGACATGGAAGCAAAAAGAATTGAGATGCTTCATCGTGCAGGACTCTTGGACAATAAGGAAATTGCAGAAGAACTTATTGCTATGGAGCAAAAACAAGAAACAATCATTGGCATTCTTAAAGATGTAAGTTTGTCATGTGATAGATGTAAGCCACAGATTATGAGAAGGCTTTCTGCCGTATCGAATGAGGCGATTGTAGTTGACAATTGATTTTTCGGATATTCTTAATATCCTAGAAGATGATCCATTTGATGAATATCCAGTAGACATAAGGACATTTGTTACTGACCCCAAATTTTTGGGGCAGCCAGAATTATCTGATTATCAATATACTCTTGTCGAATGTATGAGCCAGATATACAAACTTGATGATCTTAAAAGATTTATGAGTTATGAAGATGCTGCCAATCATTTCAATAAATATACTAAAAATGAAATTATTCAGCAACTTGGCAAGGGTAGTGGGAAAGACCATACTTCCACAATTGGCACAGCCTATACTGTCTACAAACTAATGTGCCTAAAAGATCCTGCTCGCTATTATGGAAAGCCACCAGGCGACTCCATTGATCTAATTAATATTGCTATCAACGCACAGCAGGCAAAGAATGTTTTCTTTGATAACTTTATTAAGAAGATTCATCAATGTCCATGGTTCGCTGGAAAATACGAAGATAAAGTATCAAGTGTTAAGTTCGACAAATCTATTACTGTTTATTCTGGTCACTCAGAAAGAGAAAGTCATGAGGGTCTAAACTTGTTCATGGCTATCCTTGATGAGATTTCTGGTTTTGCTATTGACTCCGCTAGTGGAAATGATCAGGCTAAAACTGGTGACAATATTTACAAAGCATTCCGTGGATCAGTAGACTCTCGTTTTCCAGATTACGGCAAGGTAGTTTTACTTTCATTCCCAAGATTTAAGGGCGACTTTATCTCACAAAGATATGAATCTGTAATTGCAGAAAAGGAAGTAATTACTAGAACTCACACTTTCGTAATCAATCCAGATCTTCCAGAGGATGCACCAGAAAATACTTTCACCATTGAGTGGGATGAAGATCATATTACTGCCTATAAGATTCCAAAGATCTATGCACTTAAAAGACCAACATGGGAAATAAACCCTACAAGATCTATTGAGGATTTTAAGTTTGCCTTTTACACAGATCCTGGCGATGCCTATATGAGATTCGCATGTATGCCTGGTGAATCATCTGATGCATTCTTTAAGTCAAAAGAAAAGATTGATCATATGCTTAGTATGAGAAATCCACTTGATCAATTTAGAAGATGGGATGATTCCTTTAAGCCAGACCCAGATAAGGTTTATTACGTCCATGCTGACCTTGCACAGAAGCATGACAAGTGTGCGGTAGCCATTAGCCACGTTGAGAAGTGGGTAAAGGTACAAACATTTAATGACTATGAGCAGATTGTCCCATTCGTAGTTACCGATGCTATTGCATGGTGGGAGCCTCGTAAAGAGGGGCCAGTAGATTTATCAGAGGTAAAGAACTGGATCTTTGATCTAAAACGTAAGGGTTTTAAGATTGGCCTAGTCACCTTTGACCGTTGGCAATCATTTGATATTCAGAGAGACTTACAGGAACTTGGCATGAGAACAGAAACTCTTTCTGTAGCAAAGAAGCATTATGAAGATCTTGCAATGCTTGTATATGAGGAAAGAGTTGCAGCACCAATGATTGATGTGCTGAGAGATGAATTGCTAGAACTTAAGATTATGCGTAATAATAAAGTAGACCACCCTAGAAAGGGCGGTAAGGACTTATCTGATGCACTATGTGGATCTGTATATAATGCAATCTCACATACACCAAGGGAGCAGTTCCTAGAAATTGAAGTGCATGATTATAGAAGCACAAGGCTTGACAGAAAGCAGGAGAATCCTGTAGAATCTAAGCCTAAGGAAATGACTAGAGAAGTAAGAGATTTCCTTGCTGAAATGAAATTAATATGATTCTTATAAATTATTATAAATGATATAATTAATGTATGTATAAATGTATTAGTTGTGGAATAGAAAAAAGTATTGAAAATTTTCAAATTGTTAATACTGTATTGGGTCATAAAAGGCAATGTCGTCAATGTTGGTCTAAGTATATGAAAGATTATTATAGAAAAAATCCAAAACAATATAAAAAGCATAAAAAATATGTGAACAAAAATGATATTGTATATAAAAGATCTTATTCAAGACACCATATTGATAAAAATAAATTTGAAGAAATGCTTGATAAATATGATGGTAAATGTTATTCTTGTAAAGAAAATGCGGCAACGTGCATAGACCATGATCATTCATGTTGTCCAGGAAATTATAGTTGTGGGATATGCATAAGAGGAATTCTATGTAATTGGTGCAATTCATCATTGGGACATGCATCAGATAGCATAGAAAGATTAGAAAATTTAATAAAGTATTTAAAAAATTCCCGCCAGTAGCATAACGGTCGATGCAGCAGGCTTATATCCTGACGATAGGTGGTTCAATTCCACCCTGGCGGACCAAATTAAAAACAGAAAGGTATAAAATGACACAGGATGAAATTGATTCACTAGAAAGAGATTTTAACGCTGCATCATCTGCTATTAAAAAGTCAGTTGGCGGTAAGCCAGGTGAGGGTGCAGAGAAACTTTATGGTCAAACCTATCAGCAACTAGTAAGGGCTGGACTAAGAACTCCTCTTAAGAGAAAGTACCGATAAGGGATAGTAAAATAATTATATGGATAATCCTGATGATTTTATGGAGTATCTTTTAGAAATTGGTGCTTTGGAAAAAATAGGTTTTGATGAGCATACAAAACAAAACATCTATCGTGTAACTGAAAAGGCAGATGAATTTATTCCAGAGTTTACTGAATACTATTTCTCTGAATTAAATACAGAAGTTTTCTTTCTTTGGCAAAATGAATATTTAGATATTGTTTTTGATGAAGAAGGAGAACCCATGGTAACTCCATTAGATAAAGCATATGAAGAATCTACATGGAAAGAGTTGTCTCCAGAATCCTTATTTATTCTTAAGCAAATATTGGCGATCTTTGAGGAAGCAGATGAAGATGACGATGGGTGGTATAATGAAGATGGAGATAATTACTAATGCCATATGATATTAGAAGTAACTATGGGGGATGCAGCGGCTATGCTGTTGTAGGCCCAGGTGGAGATGTAAAGGGATGCCATGCCACTAGAGGAGAGGCTGTGGCACAGCAACGAGCCCTCTATGCTAACGAGCCTGAGGCAAAGGTTACGAAATATCGTGGCGATCTTTATGAGCAACTTACACCAGAAGAAAAAGCATTTCATGATGCATTGTTGGGTGTAGTTGAGCAGTACGGCCCAAAAGACTTCTATAATACTTCTAACCCATCAAATGGTCGCATCATGTGGGATGCTTGGGGTGGTGACGCAGGATTTTCCTGGTCACGGGCCATTGTGGAGAGAACAAGCACAAAGAAAGAGGTTGTTTGGGAAAACTCTCCATTCAGTTTTAGAAAAAGCGCCGACGAATAGTTAGGGAGACTAAATGAATGACGCCAATCAACTTGCTATGTTACAGTCTTTACTGGATACTTATCGTACAAAATATTATCAGGCTGAATATGATATCCAAATTCTACAACTACAGGCTAAAACGACTATCCAAGAACTTGAGCAACGAGTCCAAGAACTCTCAGCCCCAAGAGCAAAGAAGTCAGGAAGCACAGACGCCACAGAAAACGGAAACAGCGAGTGAGGTGGATAGCGAACAATATGTTGCTATCGTAGGTAACCAAGGTTTCTGGGTAGAAGAAAATAAATTTTTAGTAGCAGAAGTTAGAGATGGAATGATTGACCCTAAAGATGCAAAAGAAATAGATGCATTCAATCTTCCATCAAGTCAACTTGGTTATATGTTTAGGATTTTAGACAAGATTAACGGAGAATAAAAATGATTATTGCAGTTGAAGGTAGCAAAACCTTTGATGATTATGAGACATTTATGCGCGGTATGGGCGTAGCATTATCTGATTTAGGTGATGACAATATGATTGAGGTATGGTCTGCTGGGCCATACAAGATTAATAGTTTTACTGCGGCCTTCTGCAATTCATCAGAGAATTATCTAAAGCAAAAGGGTTACAGAATTAAGTTTAGCAAGGTCAATCAGAATTGGCTCGCTGACAATATTAATTCTGTAAATCATTTTGCATTCTTTAGCAATCCAAATGAGCGCCCCTCACGCTTGACAGCGGAGGCAGAACTTGCTAACATTGATGTATCCATTTACCGATATTAAGGAGTGCTAATGAGTAAGAGAGATCGTGCATATCTCTCAGTTGCTCGCTACCTCGCTTCAAAGTCTAATCAGAGAATGAAGCATGGCGCTATCGTTGTAAAGGGCGGTAGGGTTCTTGGTACTGGATATAACAAGGGTAGGAATCATCCTTTCATTGTATCATCGGAACACATTAAGGAACATTGCTCGCGCCATGCAGAGGTAGAAGCGATTAAGGATGCGGGACCGAATACGAAGGGAGCGGTGATTTATGTTGCAAGAGTCAGCCGTCATGGTTATGACCGCAACTCTAAGCCGTGCGAGCGGTGTCAAGATGCCATTGACGCCGCTGGAATCAAGAAGGTAATTTACACATCGGAGAAGTAATGAGTATTGAGATAGCATCATGGGGATTGTTTGCAGCATATGCTTTGTTAACTCTCACTAGTTATTATGCATCAATTGGCAAGGGTGACTTATCTACTCTGCTACCACTAGCAATTGCTTGGATAATTAAGACTGCTGCATTTGCAGCCTTTGCAATTTATTTTAGTGCATGGGGAATACTGGCTATTATTCTGCTAGACATTTTCGTGATTATCGGAACATCAATTCATCTAAAGAAGGCAAAGGAAGAAGTAAATGGTAATAAGTGATTATGATCTTGCACATAAGATTGTAGATAATAACCCAGAACTTGAATGGAATGGCTGGGATATTGTGTTTGATAAGCAATCACCAAATGGATACAGCCACTTCAATGGTGTATTTAAAAATGGTCAATGGTATATTAGAAAGACTTTCAGACTTACAGAGTCTGGCTGGAATATACCAGACAGATTTGTAGGCGAGAATGTACAAATGGTCTAAAGATGCATCATGCCTAGATTTTGATACAGACTTATTCTTTGATAAATATGAAGAAAGCGAACAGATAGCGTCTACAGTAGATGTTCTCTGTCAGAAATGTCCCGTACAAAGAGACTGCTTGGCTGCTGGAGTTAGCAATCAGGAGTGGGGAGTATGGGGCGGTGTTTATTTAGAAAACGGGAAAATAAGTAAAGAGTTCAATAAACACAAGGATAACCAGGACTGGTTCGATATATGGTCCTCTGCTACAATGGATAAATAATGTATACGGATACAATGCGTAGAGCATTCAATAGCATTGCCGCTCCCAAAGGATTAAAAGTAGATGTTCTTGACAATGATGACTTCCTAGTTCTTAAGGTAGATGAAATGTCATTTATGAAACTTGATGACTTTGGTAAGCGTAGAACTATTGAATATCTAGTTAAAACTAAAGCAGCATTAGAAGATGCTGGAGCATTTGTATTAGTAGTTCGTGAACCAATTAAGGAATAATATGCCACTCTATACTTTTCAATGTAAAGATTGTACGCTTGTTGTAGAACGACGAGTAGCAATGGAAGATAGAAACCAACAGCAGAAGTGTGATGCTTGTGGAGGATATCTTTCTCGTAAGTTGGATAAACCAGGAATGGTATGGAGTCCAACCAGAAATAACGGATATAGTTTCTGAGGTATAATTAAATCATCATGCCAACAATATTTGTCTCTATCGCATCATATCGTGATCCAGAATTGACAAGAACTGTTAAGTCAATGTTAGAAAATGCAGATAGGCCACAAGATCTAAGAATAACTGTAGTTGCTCAGGATAAAAAAGATGAATTCCAAGATCTTTCTTTTGTTGGACCATATCTAACATATGTAAAGATGGATTACTCAGATGCCCTTGGTCCATGCTATGCGAGAAAAGTAGCAATGCAATGCTACCAAAATGAGGATTACTTTTTACAACTAGATTCTCATATTCAGTTTGTTAAGCATTGGGATACAAAGTTAATGAATATATACAACCAGGCAAAAGAAGTATGTGATAAACCAATAATTACTCACTATCCACCTGGCTTTGAGGTTACTAAATCTGGAACTATTAAGTTCGATGAAAAGCAAAAGGATACAGAGGCATTAAAGGTTGTTGTAGACAACGTAAAGGTATTGCGTGGGTGGAGAGATGGTTGGCACGGTACAAGAGACAAGCCATTAGAAAGTAAGATCATTGCTGCCGGATTTCTTTTTGGACCTGGAAACATTGTTAAAGAACTTCCATATGACGAAAGAATCTTTTTTGTTGGAGAAGAAATAACATATAGTCTTAGGGCTTATAGTAGAGGCTATAAATTCTTTGCGCCTCAGGAGCCTATTTGCTATCACTTTAATGGTCGTCATGGATATCCAAAATTCTGGACACGCGGTGATGAAATTCGTAGGCCAGTTAGATGGTCACAGTTAGAAAGATCATCAAGAGCAGTCATTCATAAAATCCTTACTGGTATAGAAAAGGGAACATATGGAATTGCTGATGAAAAATTAGCAGAGAACTATCAAAAGTTTATTGGTATAGATTTTAAAGAGCATTATGCCAAGGGTGGAAAGTGACTAGTCTCACAGGCTTTTGGTATTGATTATTAACCCTTTGCTGATATGATTGATATATACACCTAGAAGGAGGATTACGATGAAACCCATCGGTCAATTTTTTGCGAATTTTTTTGACAAGGCCACAAGCGAACGTCAAAAGATTCAGCGTGAATGGGATAAGCAAAGAGCAAGAGCAATGAGCCCATCAGAACTATCAGACATTGATGCAATTTTCTCACGCCATCTCTGATCTTGACATTCATCCATGTTTCCTGTATTATTGGAGGCATGGATGAGTCATTTTGTGACGAAGAATATTTTCTTTCTTACTATGAAGGAGATTTAGATGCTGGATGCCAGGGGATTCCCCACCAGATCTTGTGTTAACTGTGGAAGTGATCTATTTACCGTACAGGTAAGTTTTGATGAACAGTATGAAATTTCTGGATATTTGCTAGATTGTGAATGTGCATACTGTCATACAAAATTGACAGCGCCAACACCTTTAGACTTAATTGAGGTATACTAGGGGGTATGGATGACCAACAATTCTATGATGAATACGTCTGTGTCTCGCACAATAACACTCTCCCCTGTCCATTTGGAGAACATCATATTGTTTCTAACTGGCCTTCTGACATTAAAAGGATTATAAAGATAAATGAAAATTGATATCACATCTTTGCCAACGTTTTATATTAATTTAGATAGTCGCAAAGATAGACGATATCATATGGAATCTTTGCTAAAAAAATACGGGTTTACTAATTATAAAAGATTCCCAGCATTAGAGGCTGGACGTAGAGTTGGCTGCTCAATGTCTCATGCTGCATTATTAAAGCATATTGTGGACAACGATATTTATCCATCATTGGTGCTAGAGGATGATCTATCCGTTTATAAAAGATTCAGAAAAGAAATAGAGTGCCCAGATAATGTAGATACCATGTATCTTGGATTAAGTAGATATGGATACAACAAAGACAAAAATGATCCATATCCAAGAAGTTTAAAGATATCAGAGTTGGGCGATGAATATCATAGAATGCACAACATGCTTGCTCGTCATGCAATTATTCATTTTAATAAAGATTATGACAATGAATCAATTGAATTGATGAATCAATTTATTAATGATCCAGCGGCATGTGTGGCTGGAGATGTTACTCTTTCCTCTTTGCATCCAAAATATAAAGTATATGCACAAAACATTCCATTGTTTTATCAAACTGGTCCAGGTGTAAACTGGTTAACAAATGTATCCATAAATAATTGCAATTATTTAGAGATGGATAAGTTATGAAAATAGCAATGCCACCAGTTGAATCTGCTGTGTTAAAACAATTAATAGATCATTCAGACAACATACTAGAATATGGTTCTGGTGGATCTACAATTTATGGCGGTAATTCAAATGCCAAAACAATAATTACTGTTGAGAATGATAAAGACTTTTTAAGCAAGGTTGTATCTGAATATAATCCTAATGGACCGCAACTATTCCCCATTCATGTTTATGTTGGTGAAACAAAAATGTGGGGGTATCCAGTCAACAAGGACTTTGAACATAAGTGGCCTGATTACCCAGTAACGCCTTGGAATATAGCAAAGAAAAATAATATTTCTCCAGATACAGTAATAATTGATGGTAGGTTTAGGGTCGCCTGCTTTTTGTATTCAATTGGTCATGCAGAAAAAGGAACAACAATATTCTGGGATGACTATGTAAATAGAGATTCATATCATATTGTTGAACAAATTTATAAACCAGTAAAGACATACGGCAGAGCAGCAGTCTTTGAAAAAAAATCAGAGACATTTCACAGAGAAATGTTTGACACCTATTGCCATGACATGAGATAATTGACTATTGTCTAAGCAAAGGATTGTTATGCAAACATTTGTTCCATACGCAGATTTTAATGAATCTGCCGCTGTCCTTGATAATAAGCGACTCAATAAGCAATTGCTTGAGGGTCGTCAAATTTATCAAATCCTTGCAAGCGGTAAGACAAAGGGTGCATGGGTAAATCATCCTGCTGTTCGTATGTGGCGCAAATATGACAATGCGCTATACGGCTATCTTGTAGCCATTAAGGACGAGTGTGATCAGCGTGGCATCCAGACAGAGAAAAACTGGGATGCTATCACCATGATGTATGAGCGTAACTGGCATCGTGGTTCTGGAGTAATTATGCCGCCCTGGTGGAATGACGAACGAGTACATTTGTCTCACCAGATTAATCTATATAAGAAAGATCCAGATTATTACGCAAAGTTTTATTCCACAGTAAAAGAGAAGAAGCATATCTCTTGCTGTGATAGGTGTAATTACTTCTGGCCTACGCACACGCTATTTTACAACGCTGAGTTGTGCGAGGCATAAGGAGGAATTATGTTAATTAAATCAATGGCTGCATCCATAACTGCACTACTAACACTAAGTCTCGTTGTTCCTGCAAATGCAGCAGCAATTATAGATACTGAAAGCAATGTAATTAGTGTAAGATCAGTTGATCAAAATGAGGAAAAAGAATGGACTTTGCCAGAAAAGTGTAATGATAAGCAGGCAAAGATTCTATTTAAGGCAGGATTTAATAGACCTGGAATGCTTAGGGGGGCCTGGGCAATTACCTGGCGAGAATCTAAGCACCAAGCATTAGATGAATCTAGTAGATATTTTACTGGTGCGTTAGGAACTTGGCAAATTCAGACAAGTGCATGGTCAGGAAGATCCTGGTGGTCCCGTGATAATATGCTTGATAAGCAAACTCAATCAGAAATCGTTCGTAAGCACTTCTTGAAGGACGGTATGCACAATTGGGGCTATGGATATTCATTCAAGAATGATTCCTGGTATGAGAATGCAGGAATGTATTATTCTCTATGGGGGTCATCACTAACGTATGCTTGGGTGATTGCACCATTCAATACAGGATGGTCATTGTTCCCTGGAAAATGTACACCAGTTAAAAAATGAAAGGTATTGACTTAATATATGCAATACGGTACTATTGTCTTTAATCAAAGACGGCCCCTGTAACTCAGAGGATAGAGTAACTGACTTCTAATCAGTAGGTCGCAGGTTCGACTCCTGCCAGGGGTACATGCAAAAAGTATGTATGAATTGTGGAGATATAAAAGACTTAAATGAATTTCTTGTAAAGCCTGGACAAAGGGTAGGAACAAGAGGTATTTGTAGTCAATGCTATAATAATTCCAGGAGGAATGATGTTTAATCTTTTCAGAAAGAAAAATGAGGCTGGACTTAGAGAGCCAGATGTTACTGTAGACCTTGCTGATATTGAGGTTACAGAACCACCCGCTGGCTGGACTCCACAAGAGGTAGAGCCAAATACACCTGTAAGGGATTGGAACGTGGACGCAAATGGCTAATACAAATCCTACACCAGCAGATATTCGTCAAGCATTTCTTGATCATGGCTGCGACATGAAGTATTACAAGAATTGGGATACCATCGGACGCGCATGGGATGCTACTGGTGGTGGACTATATTCAGTAACAGTTCATCACACAGCAACTAAGAGTGCTGTAAATGGCAATGGTGCCCCATCTCTTTACTGGGCTGTCACCGCATATGACAAGCCAGTTTGTAATCAACTAGTTGGCAAAGACCCAGGATCAAATTGGTGTCTCGGCGCAGGGAGTGCATACCATAGTGGCCTTGGTGGTCCTTGGAGCGAGGTAGGAGTAGGAGTAGGAAATGTACTCCACTACCGATCATGGGGCATTGAGATTGATGATCCAGGTTTGTCAAACACCATCAATGCTTACCAAATTGAACAGACTGCTCGCGCAATTGCAGCACTATGGGATCTTTGTGGCTGGCCTGAAGATGGTTCTCGTATTATTACACACGGAGATTGGACTGACTCAGGACCATATCTAAATGAGCCAAATTATGGGCCACATCGTTACCGCAAGAATGATACCTTGCGTCAATGGTATGACCAAGATTTCTGGCGCAATGAGGCAAGGAAGTATCGTAAGCCTACTCAGACCTGGGATAATACAATTCCTAGTAGGTCTGCGGCAGAAAAGGCATTTAAGGATACTAATGTCCGTAATAAGGCTTCTTGGAGACTTGCTTGCAGACTCTATGATCTTGGATATCACAAGAGGAAGCCAGCAGAATCTGGTAAGCAGCGTTATCCTACAGACTCAGTAAAGGCAGCAAGAGTTGCTTGGGGCTGGCAGCCTGGTACAGGTGCCCCATCTGAGAAGGTATGGAAGCGTCTTTTCGGTACAGACAAGCCATAATCAATGAACGTAATTGATGATTATAAGCATATGTTGCTTTCGGATATTCGTAATGCCATAGCAGAAAAGCGATCTGGCTGTACCTCTGTGTTTATTAATCTTACACATGATTTTAATAAGGCAGTAGGTGTTCGTAATCATAATGCTTTTGCAGGAAAAGATATTTGGTTTGTTGGCAGAAAGCAATGGGACAAACGCGGCGCGGTAGGAACATATCACTATGAAGATATTCACTACGCAGCAAACTGGGATATTTTTCTAGAGCATAATCAAGGCAGGCCGATTATATGTGTAGACAATGCTAACGTAACGAATATCGTAACCCTAGGCTCTTTTGACATACCATATGATGCAATATTTGTATATGGAGAAGAAGGGGTAGGAATTCCACAGGAAGTTCTAGATTCAGCAGACTACATTCTAGAAATTCCTATGTGGGGTAGCGTTAGATCCTTGAATGTTAGCGTAGCAAGTGGTATTATTATGTACGAATACAGAAGGCAACACTCTCTGTAGTCTATCCCCGCTCGTCTAATGGCAAGACACGCGGTTCTGGTCCGTGGAATTGGGGTTCGAATCCTTGGCGGGGAGCATCCATTTTGGATTTAAATAAAGGAGAAAAATGGAGATTGTAAAGTATGTTGGGCTGCTTCTATTTGCAGTACCATTTGTTCTATCGGGAGTAGCACATCTAACTCAGCGTACCGCAATGGCTGGGTATGCAGAGTTTAAGGGTGTACCATTCCCAATGTTTAGCACTATCGCTACAGGAGTTCTTCTTATTGTTGCTCCGATTCTAGTAATCGTGGGAGTAATTCCACAGATTGCACTAGGTCTACTGGCACTCTTCCTTGTCGTTACAGCGTTTAAGATGCATGATTTCTGGGATACACCAGGAGAGTCAAAGCAAACTGAGCAGATTAACTTCAACAAGAATATCGGACTCGCTGGCGCAGCCCTTGCTATTCTGGCTCTACTATAGTAAAATATATGTGTTAGACAGCAGCGGTATTCTAACTAAGCCCCTGCACCCGCAGTCCTGAGCATGACTTGCCTATAAAAACTGCTCACCACGCCCCTGTGGTGGAATTGGCAGACACGCTTGACTCAAAATCAAGTTTCTGAAAAGAAGTGCGGGTTCAAGTCCCGCTGGGGGCACGGTATGGGTGGTCCCGCCTACCTAGTCCGATACTGCCGCCACAAGCGGAGCCATGGTGAAAACACACGGGGCATTCAATATAATTTTGGTTCTAAATTATGGTATAATTGAACCATGCCATATAAAGATCCAGAAAAACAAAAAGCGGCGCAGCGAATGTGGTATGAAAGAAATAAAGAATCTATTTTAGATAAAATAAAAGAACATAGGCGTAAAGTCAGAGCATTTGTTTTGCAATATAAACTTGATAATTCAATATGTATTGATTGTGGTATTTCTTATCCACCACATATTTTAGATTTTGATCACCTCAAAGACAAAAGGTTCCAAATAGGAAGAGGTTCTAAATCTGAAAGTCTAGAATCTATTATTAAAGAAATAGAAAAATGTGAAATAGTATGTGCAAATTGTCACAGACATAGAACATGGATAAGAAATAAATCATAGGCGCGGTGTGTGCTGGTACGCAACCCTGACTTTCAATCAGGGCCATCACGGGTTCGATTCCCGTCCGCGTCACTTTAAGCCAGATATTCCCCAAGGTGGGGAAGCGGTCTGTAAAACCGTCGCCTCAGGCATGGTTGGTTCGATTCCAACATCTGGCACGGTGACTATAGTGTAATGGCAGCACAATAGAATGTGGCTCTATTAGAAAGAGTTCAAATCTCTTTAGTCACCCCATGGCGTGTAGCACAATTGGCAGTTGCAGTCGGCTGTTAACCGACAGGTTGTAGGTTCGAGTCCTACCACGCCAGCGGTATAATAAAACAATGGACTTCAACCATGAGATAGAAAAGTATTGGCGAGAAAAATTCGCAAATGAAATAGAAGATTGTATTATGAATAGGCATGATGATGATCAAACTAGATGGTTTAATGAAGGTTTAAAGTTTGCTGCTATGTATATTAGATATAAGTTTGACGATCCTATTGACATAGATGATGTTTAGCGATATAATGTCCTGATAACGATAGCATAATAGTTATGGAGCAAGATGCCTAGAAAAAAGGTACAGCCAGAGAAAATAGAACCAACACCAGATAGGCAACTAGAAAGCAAAAGCGGCTGGTGTATAACTCAAGATCATAAACAATGTCCACATCAATTTAGTTTTGGTAAGTGTGGATGCGATTGTCACAAGAAAGGGAAGAAATGAGTAAGTCTAAGTATGGAAATAGCAACCTCTACATGACAACCCGTGAGTTTGCCGACCTCGTTGTTGATGCTCTGCATGAGCAGAATTATTTTAAGTATGATGATGTTATGCATCCTCAGGATATTTCTTATGCCTTTAGCACAGTTGCAGAGACAATTGGATCTGCACTAGGCTGGGCTATCAAGGAGGAGTACGAGGCTGAGAAGAAGGCAAAGAATAGTATGCCTACATATACAAGCAGCGTAAGCGTAAATGATAGTGAGATTGATTATTCAAATTGGAAGTTGAGTAGGTCCAGCAAGTAATGATTAAATATGACAGCAATGCACTTTGTTTTGATGATATTCTTCTAGTTCCACAAAGAAGTTCTGTTTCGTCAAGGCATTCGGTAAATACCGAAATGATTATTGGTGCAGGCTTTGAAAAGGGCAGGCAAATTAAACTTAAGTTGCCCATTATTGCTGCACCAATGGATACTGTGTGCGACGCTGAGATGTGTATTTCCATGCATAATGCTGGGGGTATGGGAATCCTTCACCGATATATGTCATATGAAGATCAGATTAGAAAGTCTGCTGGTCTTGCCAATGCTGGCATCACCTTTGGCGTGGCAATTGCATCTAATAATGGATTTCTCAATCATGCACACGCTCTAGTAGATGTTGGAGTAAAGTGTTTGCTAGTTGATACAGCAAATGGTCATGGCAAATATGCCGTAGATGCTGTTAAACAATTAAGAAAAGAGTTTCCTAATGTTCATATTATGGCTGGTAACGTCGCTACTGCTGATGGTTTTGCTAGGCTTGCCGCTGTGGGTGCTGATTCCGTTAGGGTTGGCATCGGTGGTGGTAGTGCTTGCACTACAAGATTGGTAAGTGGTCATGGTATGCCAACTCTTGCCTCTATTATGGAATGTGATCAATGGCTAGAGAAGTATGGAGAGTATGGCATAGATACATGCTCAATCATTGCAGATGGAGGAATTCGTAATTCTGGAGATATGGTAAAAGCATTTGCAGCAGGCGCTCATGCGGTAATGGTTGGGTCTATGCTGGCTGGTACAGACGAGTCTCCAGGAAACATTCTGACAGACGGTGATGGTAAAACAGTTAAGGCTTTCCGTGGCATGGCCTCCGCAGAGGCACAAAAAGATGTATCTGGAAATGTATCTGTCGCAGAAGGAGTGTCTACTACTGTGCCATACAAGGGTCCAGTAAGCCATATCCTGGACAAAATCAGGGGTGGACTAGGAAGTGGATGCTCTTATTCTGGATGCCTTAATGTTTTTGAGTTATCTAATTTTGCTAAATATATTGAGGTAAGTCAGGCAAGCCTTGGCGAATCAAGGCCACATGCACTATAATTGTGGGACACGCGAATGTTGCATAATGGTTTAAATCTCATGTGGTATAATTGAACCATGCCATATAAAGATCCTATAAAACAAAAAGAGGCGCAGAGAAAACATTATTTGGATAATAAGGATTCGTATGCACAAAAGAATAAAACATATAGAGAACGTGTAAGAGAATATGTTAGGCAAATAAAAGAATCATCACCATGCTTAGATTGCAAAGTCTGGTATCCATATTATGTTATGGAGTTTGACCATCTTCATAGTAAAGAAAAAACAGTTGCATGGCTAACTTCTAAGGGAACTATGCAACAAGTAATTGATGAAATAAAAAAATGTGATTTGGTTTGTTCAAATTGCCATAAAAAAAGAACTTGGGAAAGATTACAAAATAATACGCGGCATTAGTATAAAAGTATTACGGCTGGCTTCCAACCAGCAAAAATCGGGGCAGTACCGATATGCCGCTCGCTTGGGAAGTTGATGTTATGCCACAATATAATAGTTTAATGAGACATTACATCTGCCAACAATGCGGGGCATGGGTAACATGCTTTGATAATTGTTCAGAAATTCAATGTAAAGAATGTCTTAGGAGGAATGATGAGCGCATATGATCATGAGGAATTCTGGAGAGACATAATTGCAGAAGAGATTCTGATATCTTGCCCAGACACCGCAGAATGGGGAGAAGAATGTCCAGACTGTTCAGAGGTAGCAAAGTTCGTTCGACAAAATAGAACAGGAATGTAATGAAAAGCAAAGAATATGAAGTAAAGGCGCTAAACATGCTAGAGATAGGGCTGCATGGCGCAGCCCAAGCATTCGCAACTCTCGCGCTAGTTCATGCTATTAAAGAAACAAGTCGTACAGATATTATTCTTAAATAATTAACAAAGGATTAGTCATGGCAATTTTGAGAAACGCGGCAAAGTGTAATAAGTGTGGAGATGTAATTCAGTCAATCTCACGCCATGACTTTGTTGAGTGTAAATGTGGCTCTATCTTTGTAGACGGTGGTCATGAATATATGAGGGCTGGTGGGGCTAAGGAAGATATTGAATTTCTTTATGTATCTACCGATAAGCCATTTGTTCCAGAATCTGTTCAGTTAGAGCATAGTGACATTATCTTAGCCGCCCATCATTCAACTACATGTGTAGCAGAGCAATGTGCATTGCATAAGCGCACAGATCATGAAATGCGTGCATGGAAGCAGGGGCTAGAAATGGTTGGATCGGTATTCGTTATTACTAGGACATGTCCTCACGGATTTATTCATACCGATCCAGACGACTTCTATGTGCGGGACTTTGAATGGTGTAACTCTTGTAAGCCTAAGCATAAGGGGCTGGTATTCGCATGAACAATACTCTTAGCGAAATAATGGAAGAGTTTGAGAGAGAGCGCAGCACCTTTAGGTGGAAGGCAAAATACTATTTGCGTAAACTGCCTGATCCAATTCGTAAAATAAAAAAGTATCCTCATAAGATTAAGTTTGCCTATCAAAGAGTCACCCGTGGATTTTCTGATCAGGATGCATGGAATGCAGACATGTTCCTTGCTAGCCAGATTGCTGGCATTGCAGAATGGCTTGTTAAGAATGGTCATGGCGTTCCATCATCCTATGCATACCAGCCAGATTTTAATGATCCTGTAGAAATAATGGCAGAGCGTAGGGATGCAGACTATCGTAAGCACATTGCTGTATTCAGAGAGTATGCAAAGAATGGTCATGCATTTGATCAAGAGTGGAAAGATGAACTTGGCGGGGTACTTGACAGCGAAATAGATGATTCGCTACAATGGTTTGCAAAGCACTTTGTAGAATTGTGGGATTGATATGAGTTATTGCCGCTTTGGAGAAGCAGACGCATACATTTATGACGATGCATACTATGGAATAATTTGTTGTGCCTGCTCGCTCTTGGATAAAGGTAAAACAGAGGTTGCTGAGTATGGTGATGAAGAACCAATCTTCTATAATTTTGTGGCGGGATACAATAGACAAAAGATGCTAGACCATATAGCAGAACATAGATATGTTCATCACTATATCCCATTAGATGTAGATGAAAGACTTAAGGAAGAGATAGAAGAAGATCGGCAAAAGGCCAGAGCATTGACTGAAGCAACACAAGATTTGTTACGCGGAGAAGATCATGTTGATTGGTGCCGTGACCTATATTGTGGCGGCTGCTATGAAATTAAGGATGAAGATGATTAAGGTAACAACATCACATGGCACATATTATCTAATTGATAAAGAGAATATGAGGGCTATGAGAGTCCGTCCAGAAAATAGACAAGATGTTTATCAAAATGTAGAAGGATGGTTTAGTTTCTACGAATTGATAGGCCCAGAGGTAGGAAAGCCAATGCTATTCTATATTGAAAAAACTGCTCACATCCCGTTTGACTGGCAGAAGTCTACTGATGTAGTTTCTATTGAAGAGGTAGAATAATGGAACTTATCGTCCCTATAATGTTATTTGGGTTTCTATTTATTAGAACTATTCTTTTAGAGAATAGGATTTATCGTATGGAGAATACTCTTTACCCCTCCCTGAGAAATAGGAAAAGGTAGTGAATAGAAAAGACTGGTATATCGGTCCACTACACGTTATAATTAGAGGGTACAACGATGACCCACAGTACGGAACATTGTTGTGGGGTAACAGGGATAAAACCCTTGATATCTGGTTTAACAGGACTTTAATCACTTTTAGAAGGGCAGATTCATGGTAATGACCCACGACCCGCTGTGTTCTGTAGTTTCTGGATGTGATACCTGTGGACCTTATACCGATGAGTTATGTTGTGAGTGTCCTATTATTAATAAGACTAGAGAAGATGAGCGGCGGCTGGCGGTAGAAAGAGTTCGTGCTAAAAAAGGAAAATTCCCCAGCACAAGACTTGACTGGGGCACTATAGCAGACGCTATACTTGATGGTACAAAGTTACGGCTATCTAAGAAGGAATTAGGAGAGTAAAGTGTGGGATATTTTAAGTTCTATCGGACAAATTGGTATCGCTTTATCAGTCATTTATCTACTTTGGAAAACTAGGAATTTGCCATGACTCATGATCCGCTCTGCGGGTGGGGTAATGATAATCATCCAGAATGCTTCCCCGCTGATATGTGCGGTAATTGTGAAATGATTCAACGTGTTAGATTAGATGTACTTAATGATAAGTATCATGATGATCAGATATCATGGGAGCAAGCATATAAGCAGGGGTATAAAGATGCCCTAAGAGATTGCAATACTACCTTTGAAGAGTACATGGCACAAAGAAAAGAATGGGACGATCTTATTGATACGATAAATAAGATTTCTAAAGAATCAAATAAGCGTCGTGTGGTTCGTCCTACTGTACCCAAAGAAAAGCGTGCAGAGGTGCTTCAAGAGGCGGTAGACAGAATGATGGAAGTCTTCAATGATGGATGGACAGACATAGATGAAGAGTAAGATTATCTTTTATAAGTCTCCCTATCAGGAATTTGCTGCCCAAGGCGAGGGGTACTCAAAGCAACCTGGATACCATATCTTCTACTATGATGCTAACCTAGATGAAGAACTCTTTCTGGCATATATCCTAGACAATCAAATAGATACAGCAGTATGGTTCTACATGAAGGAAGATAACCTTGGTGTTGAGATTGTAGGATCAGATAAAACTATGGTGCTGAGATAGGCGGGGTAGATAAATGAATGACCCATTACCTATACTAATAGAACAAGAATGGTCTTGGTTTGACTCTATCAAAGAGAAGTACGCTCATATGATGCATTCTCATAATAGAAATATATCTTCCACAGATGATAATTTGTCCACAGATTCTGATAGTTATCCACAGGTTTTCCACAATTAAATGATATCTGTGTATAAATAGATTGGGGAATTGTGGTTGGATATGGTAGATAATGGGTAATTGGCCAAGAGAGATAGTCTTCGTAATCTTTTTTGCGGCGCACAAATACAAAATCCATTAAACATTGTGTTTAGAATTCGCCCAGATTTTGAAAGATAATATAAACTTTCAGCGATTTTTTAAACACTTTCGTAATCTTTTTTTCAGATTTTTAAAATGTCGATTGGCCCCTTGCATGTGGGAGAGATATCAATGGCTGCATGTAGCGCGGCTGTTACCCTTTTGTTATAATCCTTCCATTTTGCGGAGGTATGAAGAGATCCTAATGCAATAGATGATCCACTACCTACAGCAGATTCAGCATATTCACATACCTGCCAATCAGAGGATGAGATTTCAAATAGATGACCATGTACCCCCACTAACCAATCAGTATTATTATCATCATTTAGATTACTATATTCTTCTACTGCAGATTTGAGTGATTTCGTAAAGAGGGTTCGTAATGACTTTTCTAGGTTTTTGGTAGGTGCCGGAATTTCTATGTGTTTTGCCAACTGCCCTATACCCTGGCTACCTGAATAACCAATTAGATATTCACCGCGTTGGAAAACTTTGGGGGTAGACATAGACAAAATATTATCCCCATCACTACTACCCCTATCTCCACCTATCCATACATTAGTACCATCAGCAATACCTACAATGATTGTCATAGATATAACACACTCATTTCTTCATAGATATCCATATACCGCGTCAAAACATATTCTGAATTAATTTTCTTTAAACACCAAAATGAAAAATAGGGCACACATAATTCTACCAGAATTCCCATGAATTTTTCAAGAGGGTTCGTAAAGGTTTTTTTTCAATTTGCAAATCCGGCCCCATCCAGCCACCTTTGTCAAGTGGCGTCGAT